AAAATTATATGGTGCAGATTCATTAAATCGTGCCTTTGAGTTTGACGGTGACGTATATATCCCCATTAGAACTCAAATAACCATTGATGCACCGACCACTATTGCAGCGGTTAACGGTCAACTTGCCTTATCTTATTTTGGTACAGTGATATTTTCAGCGGTAGGTAATCCCCATGACTTTAGAACAACTAGTTTAGGTTTTCAAGATGTTCAAGAATTTGGCGATACTATTACTGGTATGAGTCCGATTGTCGGTGGGGTTCTTGCTGTTGCGTGTCGAGATAGTTTTTGGCAAGTATCCGTTGATTCGCAAACTAGTCTTTACAAAGCGGAACTAATCTCTCCAGATATTGGTGCTATTCATTATGGGTTAATGAATCTTGGCGCACTTTATTCATTTGATGATAAAGGGATTATCCGCATTGTTCCTTCTTATGTATTCGGTGGCTTTGAACACGATACTATTAGTCGCGCTATTCAACCAGTGATTGATCGTTTCCGAGAAAAGATTGTCGCTACTGCGGTTTATAAAAGCAAAAACCAAGTTAGGTTTTATGCAAATGACGGTACGGGTATTATTATGACAATGACTTCGGGCGTAACGCAAACAGGCGCTGCGACCACTGGTCATGACTTTTCTCAATTCACCTATCCCATCAATATTAGTTACGCATGGAGTGGTGAGGATGCAAGTGGGCGAGATATCGTTTTACTTGGCGATGAAGATGGTTATGTTTATGTTGCTAATACCGGATCATCTTTTGATGGTGAACCTATTCAAGCCTATATCAGAACAGCATTTAATAATGTAAAATCACCCTCAGCAATCAAGCGATTTAGAAAAATTGAAGTTGAGCTTTCAACCGTAGGTTATTCGTATATTCGCTTTAATCCAGATTTCTCTTATGCTGATCCATCTATTGCCACTCATCTTCTTAAATATGAAGAACTGCAAGGCGCAGGGGGTTATTGGGATGAAGCGATATGGAATGAATTTTACTATGATGGAAAGATAGTTTCTCAACCAGAAATCCGCATACAAGGAAGTGGAACAAACATTGGTCTAGTCGTTTTCTCTAATTCGGCTATTGATTTAGGACATAATTTATCGGGCATTGTACTTCATTACACGCCTAGAAAACTAAATAGATAATAGGAAAAAGAAAATGGCAAAATTATATGTAGATATTACTGATAATTTGATAGACGTGGCTAAAACTGTCGCGGCTAATCCAAATACAAATGTCGTGCTTAATGGAACACCGATTAGCAATCAAACGCTTGTTAGTTTAGCTTCAAATCAAGCTATGCAAGGCTCAACTTCTGCCAATTCAGTTGTTCCCTATACAGGTACTAATTTTACAGGAATGAGTAACAATCTTGGAGCGCAGCCAATTACTCTTAATCCTAGCACTTTAGCATTATCCAATTCACCTACAATTACTACCCCACAATCATTAAGTGATATTGCAAAAGCTCAAAATAATACTGCGACAGTTTTACCTTATGTAAATCCAAATTTGGAATTACCAAATGTAACTACCCCACAATCATTAAGTGATATTGCAAAAGCTCAAAATAATACTGCGACAGTTTTACCTTATGTAAATCCAAATTTGGAATTACCAAATGTAACTAAGCCATCTGCTGACACGCTTGCTATTTTAGGTGGAACAGGTACTGCTAAAGTTGCGGATACAGGGACGGTTATTGATAACACTAAACTTAATACGCAAGGTGGCGGAAGTGCATTATCCACAAGTGATATTAATAAAATCCCAACAACAGGTGGAAGTGCGTTATCTACAGGCGATATTAATAAAATCCCAACAACAGGTGGAAGTGCGCTATCTACAGGTGATGTTAATAAAATGTCAACTTCCCCTGCTGCGACAAGTCCTCCCAATACAATAAATACAGGAAGCATTCCTGCTCTTACTACGGCTGATTTAACTAATTGGTACAATACTCAACCAAAGGGCATTACTGCGGATCAATTAAAAACAGCATTGGGAGAACAGCAAACTGCTTTGAGCGGTCAAAATACAGAGTTTTTGAAAAACTGGAATAGCAGTGCCGATGCGCTTAAAACTAATATTCTTAGCGGTGTTGATACCAAAAATCAAGCATTTGGCACACAAGCAACACAAGGCTTTATGGATGCCTTTAAGAATTTCCAAATACCCACTAACCAGCAAACTGGTGTTAACTTAGGTAATTATAATGATAATCGAAATGCCGCTGCTGACCAATGGTGGTCACAATATGTTACAGGACGGAGATAATTAAATGGCAACTATAGAAGAAATAGCAGCGGGGTTGCGGTCTGGAACACCTGTACAAAAACCAACTACGGCAACGCAAACTTTTGATCCAAAGTATATTAATTCATACGGTGGATTAGTTAGCGGAGCAACTAATCCTAATTTAGCGGCTAATTTGAATAAATATGGAACAGTTACCGATGCGTATGGTAATCCTATTTTTGATCAAAATACACTTAGTAGCTATTATTCCGATCCATCTACGCTTGATAAGTCAACTAAAGCCATATCGAGCGTTGCTGGGAAAGCTATCAATACTGGTTTAACTACTTGGGCAGACGAGGTTCTTCAAAAAGAAACGCTTGATCCTGTAACAGGCAATCCTGTTAACTGGGTAGGTGGTTTTGGTGGTGCGCAATACAAGGCAGCTAAAACTGCATTGATGGCTAATCCTACAAACAATGTACGATGGACTACTCAAAAAACACAAGCTCAGACTATTGCTGACCAAGCTGTTGCCGATGCTAAAACTGAAGCTGATGCAAAGATTGCCGCTGATGCTAAAGTAAAAGCTGATGCTGATGCTAAAATCCAAGCAGACGCTGCGACAAAATTAGCTACTGAGCAAGATACTGCCAATCAATTAGCGCAACAAACTGCTAATGATTTAAAATTAAAAAATGCCACCGCACCACTTGATACTAAAACATTAGGTGGCGGGTTTGATGCACTTGGTAATCCTATAAATAGTACAGTCACATCTGGTATTACACAGGATATGATTGATAAGGGAATGCTTAATGTTGCTAAAGTAGGCGCTCCAACTACCATTGTTAATCCAAATTCAGCCGCTGATGTTACCAAGATGGTGGACGCTGCCAAAGCATCTGAGGTTAATGTAACACCCGATTCAATGGTATCTAATCAGCTATCTGGATTACTTGCTAAAAACAATCCTTATATCCAGCGAGCAGTTAACGCAGCTAATTTGCAAGCATCGCGTAGAGGTATGCTCAATACAGGCGCTGCTGCTGGATTTGCTCAAGACGCAGCGATTAAAGCCGCTTTACCGATTGCGCAACAAGACGCATTGGCTAGACAAAAAGCCAATGAAGCTAATGCAGCGGCTCAAAATCAATTGCTCAATACCGGACTTGGTCTTAAAGCCACCAGTATGGATAGACAGGCTCAGAACGATATTCAAGTTCAGAATTGGAATGCCGCTAATAAAATTACAGTAGATACCACTAATACTCAAGCCATCAACGCGGCTACTAATTTGTTTACCACAGCAATACTAAACGATTTGAATAATTTAGCCACATCTAATCGGGACTCTGGCGCTAGATTAAGAGAACTTATTAGTAAAGGGAACATTGAAATTGCAGGCAAGGTAACTCAATCTGTTATTGATAGCGTGGCAGCAGATACGAAATTTGAATCTGATAAAAAATTAGCTGTATTTAATGAAACTCTAAAGCAACAAACCAATCAACTAACTGCTGAAAATCAAGTAATGGTTGATGCACTAAAAGGCGATCGTGAAACTTCTAATGCCGTATTACAAGCACACGCAGTTATTGACGGACAGCTACTCGATGCTATTAAAGCTATTAATCTTACTCCAGATATGAATGAAAAAGCTAAGGCAGCTAATGCTAATGGACTAACTATGATGGCAAATGCAATGAAGAAAAATATTACTGCTACAGCGGCAGCTCAATCACAACTAATTAATAGTGATGCGGGTAAAACTGCAACTTCCTTAGTTTCTCCAACAAACAAATAGGTATCTTTATGGCAGCTTCAGCAGATTTACAATTAGAACAAATGAAAGCAAACGCAGCGGCTCGACATGAGCAAAGTTTACTCGGAAGGTATGAGCAAGTTTCTCAGAATAAACCAGTGGGTATGTTATCTATGCCAAACACTGATTTGCCCATGTTTAGCGCATCTCAATTCGGTTCGTTTAAAACACCTCAACCTCAACAACCCGAAAGCGGTGGCATGAGCGTAATGTGTACTTTAATGCGCGAATACGGCTATCTTGAAGATGATGTATTTGACGCTGATACTTTATTTGGGCATTTGATCGCAACTACTCATCCAGAAATCCTCATCGGCTATCATGCGTGGGCAAAACCGCTAACTGAATTCTTGCGTAATAATGCGATTTATATCCCGTTATTTGCCTATATTGTTCAAGCATGGGCATATGAAATGGCAGAGCAATTTGGCATTGTAAAAAATCGCAGTACATTTAAACGATTAGTTGGTAAAATAGTGATGAATGTAGGTAAGCCAATTTGTGGGTTTATCGGAACAGTAATTTCATCATCACAAGGAAACTATGA